GCCGCCAAGGCCGCGACTGAGGATTGCCCAGGCAACCGCCTGCACGCCGGGAAAGGTCTCGCGCAGGCCGACACAGGCGATCGGGCTATCGCCGCGCCACGCCGTCCATGCCTCGCCGCCTTCGGCCAGGTCAGCCGCCGCCTCGATCGTCATTACGCTGTTGAGGCCGAGCTGCACGCGCTGCGACGGCTGGCGCTCGATCGTCATCGCGTCCGGCGCGCGCATCGGGCGAAACGATACCGTCATCCCGTCACCTCGATCTTGGGGAGCGCCGCGACGATCACCGCTGGCAATGGCTGCGACGATGTGAAGGTCGCGCGACCGCTGCGATCCCATCCGCCGCTGACCGGTCGCTCGGTATCGCCGGTGAACAGCGGCACGGGCGCGTCCATATAGCCCGCGCTGGGGCGATCGATCAGATTGTCGAGCTTGCCGCCCTGGACGCCGATCTTGAGGCCCGCCGTTTCGATCAATCGCAAGGCCAGCCGCACGATCCGCTGGCGCACGCCCTGCGATGTGCCAGTCTGCGATTTCAGTTCGGGCGGCAGTGTGACGACGGTCGCGGTATAGGGTATGCCGACGGTGATGGTGTAGGCCCGGTCCTGCGGCACGACGCTTTCCGGAATGTCGAAGCTGCCATCCGCCGCGACGGTTATCCCGTCGATCACGCCGCCTTCCGCCAGCACCGCGACGGCGCGGTTGGCAAGCTGGGTCGCGCCGGTGAAATGCGTTTGCCCGGCTGCCGCCGTTGCCGTCGTGCCGCTATCGACGAAAAATGCGGCGGAAATCGGATCGCCATCGTCGCGCCAGGCGGCCATGCGCTGCACGCTCTTTACGCCGTCCGCCCGGCGCACGAGCGCCCACACTTCATCGCGCTTGCCATCGGCACTGGCGATCGTCGTCGCGCTCAGCACCGCACCATCGCCATGGATGATGCGCGAGAAGCCCTTGATTTGCTGCTCGGGCGCGTGCGGGTGGACGAGCATCTGCCCATCGCCGCGCACGCCGAACAGCAGTTCCTCGGGTTCCTTCTGATAGGCGAGCTGCAGCACGCCGCCGCGCGTGATGTGGCGGCACCACACCGTCATGTTTTCGGCGATGTAGCGATCCTGCCCGAAATCATATTGCGCCTGGCGGAGTTTCCGGCCGCCGCGCTGGACGAAGATGCCGGTGGTGCCGATCTGCAGCGGGAACACGCGGTCGCTGCCATAAAAGCTTTGCGGCACCGCCTCGATATTATCGCCGCCGATTGCCTGCGCGCTGTTGATCGCGCCGATCGCGATCTCGCGGCTCGCCGTGCCGACGACGATCTTGCGATCCCCCACCGCCCACAGGATGGGATCCTCGGTCGAAAGCGTCCGCCGAAAGGCCAGGTCGCCTGCCAGCAGCCCGCTCGACGTGGTGGTGATGTGGTTGAGATAATCGCCTGCGACGCTCGCCAGCAATTCGAATTGCTTGAAGTGGCAAAGCCGACCGCCATTGGCCAGCACGACGCTGGGCCAGCCGGCCGCCGCACTGAAGGCCGCATGGGACCAGCGGAAGCTCGGCACGGTGGTAAGGCTGTCGGGCAAGCGCCGCACCACGTCCGCCGTTGCCGAGAAGCCATCGCCCGCGATGGCGGTAATCATCACCGTGCCATAGCGATCGTGCAGATAGGTCCACCGCACACCGAACGGGCCCTTGCCGTTGATGTCGGTGCCGCTCTGGCTACCGTCCCACTCGGTCCCGCTGGTGTGGATCGGCTGGCTGGTTCCGGTGCGCCCGGCCGATGCCGCGACATAGACCTTGCCGTCCGAGCGACGCTTGCTGCCAACGGCAACGCCATCAATGCCGACTTCCCATGCGGGAATGGTCGAGAAATCCGCGGCCTCGATCTTGAACGGCGCGCCGACATGCCCGGCGAGAAAAATCGCGCTGGACGCGGAAAGCGTGATGCCCGCACCGGTCGCGGCACTGACGGTCACCGTCCGCGTTTCGTCGACATTCTGATCGGCAAACGGACCGTTCACCAGTGGCGCGACATCGTAGACGAAGGTTTCGGCACCGGTGCGCGTCAGGCGTGCGGGCGGATGGTTTTCGTGGTCGAGATACAGCCGATCGTAGCTTTGCTGGAACGACACATAGGGCGCTTCCGCCGCCGTATAGGGCACGATCACTTCATAGGGCACGCCCGGCGCGGTCTCGATCCGGCCGCCATTGGTGTAGAAGCGGAGGCGATAGTCGCTCCACTCGATCACATAATCCTGCGTGAGGTTGAAGCGGAACTCGGTCACCCACTGCGCGGTCGGCGCGGCAGGCCGAATATATTCAAAGCCCGGCCGCTTCACCAACGCCCCCTCGACCGTGGGCACGAAGTTCTCGCACGTGTCCATGCCGACGGACCAGATCGCCGTGTCGACACGGCCACCCATGCGCGGCGAAAGCTCGCCGCCGTTGAAGCTGGTTGCGATTGGGCGCTGCAGCGTCATCAGGGCCAAATCCAGGGAGAATTTCCATAAAGCGGCCCGCGCGCCGCGCCGCTGGTACGCGCCAGTTCCCAGTCGGTAGGCTCCCACACGATCTGCGGATTTTCGCGCGCATCGACACGGCGCGCATCCGACAACGCTTCGCGATACGTTCGAAACGCATCATCCTTGCGCCCCCGGTCACCAGTGATGCGATCGGCAATCGCCCAACCGAGGCGGCGCGCAAAGACGACCACGAACAGATCATCCCACAGGGCCGGTTCCTCGACATCCGCCAGATAGCGGATTGGCAGCGGCCCGGTGCTGTTGCTGAGGATGCAATTGCCCTCGAGCTGGTAATCGCGGCGATTGGCGCTTGCCGCGCGGCCCAGCACCTCGACCAGGCGCACGCTGTCCGCAGGCATTTTGAACGATGCGCCCCACGGGAACGGCACTTCGTCGAGAGCGAGTGCGGCAAGTTGCTGCCGCCGCATCGCGAAATTCCAGGTATGGGCGCGGATTACCGCGCGCCGCTCGATATCCCATACTGCCTTTATCGAACGCGACAGATGCGTGTCGTCGTCGATCGACCGAAGCTGATCGTCCTCGCCAATACCGGAGGCCGCCAAATTGGCGATAGAGACGTAATCCGCCATCGATCAGCTCACAGCAGCGGCCATTTGGACGCGAAGATTTTCTGTTCGAGCGCCTCGATCATCATCAGGGCATCGCCCTTGCTGATCTTGGTGAAATCGATGTTGAGCGACATCGTGTCGCTCTGCGCTTCCGCCGTGCCTGCCGCGACGGTGATGTCCTTCAGGGTGTTCTTGCCGCGCTGGATTGTCAGTTTGACCTGGGCCATCGATCGTTCCCTTGTCTTGGTTGACGGAAGTGTCTGCGGTTACCGGGGTGGTGGAGATCGGCCACCACCCCGGCCTCGGGCCATGACGCCACCACAGGTCAGGCCGAGCTCGTGGCCGCTAGTTCGCGGTCGTATATTCGATGTCGAAACCGGCGATGACGCCCGCTCCGATACCGGCGACGCCAAAGGTGGCCCAAAGGTCTTCATCGACCGTGTTGGGATCCAGCACGAAGGCCGACGCCTTGGGGCCGAGCGGCGTGGGAGCATCGGTCGCAGTCAGGGTCTTCGCGGCCACATATTTTGCCGGGGTTGTCGTCGTGCCGATCGAAATCGTCGTCGTGGCAAAGGACGTATCCGTAATGCCCGAGATCGAATGGAGCGATGCCCCCTGCGGCAGCTTGCCCAGATACAGGCGGTCGCCAATCGCCAGCGCAACCGCTGGCTTGGTCGAGCGCACGCGACGCTTCTTGCCCCCAACCATACGAACATCGAGCTTCTTGGGCGGGTTCTGGCTACCGTCGGCCGCACCGACAAATTCAAGGCCATAATAATCAGCCATGTTGTGTCTCCTATGGAGAGAGCGGCGTCCGCGACCGGACGCCGCACCCAGGGTTTTTACTGCTCGCTGTTGAGGATGAGGCCGACTTTGCCCGCCTGCGTTCGCGTCGCTGCCACGGTGGTGCCAGCGAACACACTGCGCGTGTCGACCTTCGACGGCTGATCCTTGATCGCCGTGCGCAATTTGCGCCACACGCCCTTGCGAATGCCGGAGCGCGTCCAGAACGGGTTCTTGGTATAGCCGTTGGCATCGACCGTGAGGCCGAGCTTAAAGGCGCGCAGACGTGGATTGCGCAGCTCCATGTGGACGAAATTCCACCCGAGCAACGACATGATGCGCCCCTTCACGAAGGTGCCGCCATAAGCACCTTTGAAATCGGCCGAGGTCGCGGGAATTTCGCTCAGCAACTGCGCGTTCTGAACGGCATCGATCACCATGAAGCGGTCTTCTTCCTGATCGACGAAGCCCTGGTCCAGGAGCTGGCCTGCCGCGATCAGTTTTGCGACATTCATGCCGACTGCACCGGCCGCTGCGCCGGTGCCGACCGGAATGATCTGGCCTGCCGGAAATGGCGTCGATGTCGTGCCATCCTTGCCCGAGATGATCGGACCGTACGCGCCTTCCAGCACACGGCTGTCCTGTGCGCGATTGATCGTCGCCATGGCAGCCATCGTATACCCGCCGTCGAGGCTGATTTTGGTTGCGAGCTGGTCGGCTCCATCAACGAACTTGTTGAAATAAAGCTCGTTCGGCTTGACGATCCAGACGCGATCATGGCCGGGATCGGTTTCCTTCAGATCGGCGAAGCGCTCGTCTGCTTCTTCCGGGTCAGTGTCGCCGATCAGATCCTTGACCGTTTCCTTCTCGGCGCTGGTGCAATCCTGTTCTTCACAGGTGTCCCAAAGGACGGCCTTGTTCGATTGGAGCTTGAGTTCGAGGTTGTTCGCGAACTCATAATTTGCAGTTGTGTTGACTGTATCAGCCATGGGATGGCCCTCGCGAAAAAGGTTTGATCCGATTTCGAAGGGCTAGGGGGCACGCAGGCCCGGCCGCTCTATCGTTTAACGCCCGCGATCGGCGACGCCATCCAGCGTGGGGCCCGGGGCGACGAGGCTAGGCCAGGACTTAGCCGGGGGATTGGGAGCGGCTCCCCCGAGGCCGATCGTGAAATCTCACGCCGCGACTCGCGCGTCAAGCTGGCTTTTCGATCTTTTTTACAATTGTTGTTCCGCGCGCGCCTTGCCAGCCGCCGCTGCCGCGTTGAGCCGGTCCCACCGCGTCCGTTCGGCCGATCCGGGCACCATCACGCGTTTCTGGAATTCGGGATCGGCCTTCAACTTGTCGATCTCGGCCTGTGCTTCGACCCCCGTTACGCCGAAGCGCCCCTTGCCGCCGGTGATAATCGTATCTTCGGCCATGCCTGCGCCGAGTTTGGCAAGGATGGTCAACGCGCGATCGGCACCCAGGCCAGCGCGCAGGCCCGCCATGTCCTGCTTGGAGAAGCCAAGCGCACGCGCCGCGCTGTCAACATGGGCGAGCTGCTCGTCTTTCTTCGCGCCCTGTTGTTTCACCCATTCCAGTGCCAGATTGTCTTGCTTCGCGCTCTCGGCCGCCGCCTCATCCATCTGTAATTTGATGAAATCGCCCACCAGCCCCTCAAACGCTTCCTTTGGGGCACCGTGCTTGAGCGCGCTCTCGCGCAGCGAGTTGATCAAAGGCTCGTTGAGCGGCACGCCTTCGGGTGCCTTGATCTCATAGCCGTCAACCTTGTCGGGCACGCCGATCGCGGCCTTGAAGGCGGCGATATCCTCCGGCTTCGCATCTTCGCCCGGCACCTTGATCCGGCCGTTTTCGCGCAAGGCCCGCTCGGTATCGCGCGCGATCTTGGTCAGGCCGTCAAGATCCTTCACGCCCTTGGCCGCCAGCCAGTCACGGTTCGAGCTGGTCTCGCCATCCTTCGTCTCGGCCGATACCTTTTCGAACCAGTCGGGAACCGCAGCGCTTCCATCGGCCACGCCGCCCTCAACGGCAGGTGCCCCCGGCTGTGCGCCGCCGCTCTCTGCCGCGCCAGGCGCACCACCACCAGTCACTCCCGCACTTCCGATCAAATCCATCGCGCCGCCGCCGGTTGCGCCGCCATCTGCCCCGCTCTCGCCATCAATTGCCATCGTCGATCTCCATGAGTTTCTGGACTGCCGCCTCGTCCAGGTTGAGGTAGGTTGTGATCCGGTCGAACACCTCGCGTCGCCCAATCCGCCGCGCCATCACCAGCGGATCCTGCGAAAACAGCAGCCGGCGATTGTTGGGATGCGCGAAGCAAAAGTCGCGCAGGTCGGCGAGCACGCGCTGCGCCGACACGCGCAGGCGCTCCTCGTCGGTCAGGAACAGCCGACGCCACACCGTCACCGGCGTCTGCCACCCCGCGAACAGATCCTTGAAGCTGCGCGACACGCGCACCGCATGGATCCGGCGTTCGTTCTTGCTGATCATGCGCCCAGCCCCCGATCTGCGATCTCTTTGCGGGCTGCGCGACTGTCCTGATGTCGCAGGGACGA